CGGACACTAGTGGGAATGGGAATACGTGGACGGTTAATAACATCAGCGTACTTAACGGAAACGGCAATTATGTCTCCGGTGTTACTGGTGCTCAAACAACTGGCGACGTCGCTGCAAACTTGTTTGATGGGAATACGGGAACTTATTGCAGCGCCACTACAAACGGCGGAACCGTAACTGTCACCTTTAGTCCATCGCTCAGTGTAACCACTTCAACTAGAGTTTTTAATGGTTCTAGCACGCTTAATGTTGCAGTCAACGGCGGCAGTGCCGTCAATTACACTGGAACAGGCTGGAAAAACCTTGGTTTTACTGGTTCGCTTAGCAGCATTTCGTTCACACACGGAGGCGGGGCTATTGGTTCATTAACTGCCATAGAAATTGATGGAGTCGTCCTCCTTGATAATTCTGTAGTTGGGCGAAACAACGACTCCCTCGTAGACGTTCCCACTAATGGCAGCGAGGTTGATACGGGAGCGGGCGGGCAGGTGCGGGGGAATTACTGCACTCTTAACCCACTTAAGAATAACTCTAACAACGTCCTCTCAAACGGTAATCTGACAATCGTCAACTCTGTCAGTTCCACATCGCTGTCGTTTGGGACCATTGCCTTACCCAAAAGCGGCAAATACTATTTTGAAGCAACTGCTTCTGCCAATGGTGGTACTACAGCCCTACAGCTTGGCATTTTCAGCACTGATCACGCCACCACGCAGACAGGTTCCAAGCGCTACTGGTACTTGGAATCTGGTGGTTTGTACGATGATGGCTCACTGCTTCAAGGAGTCAACACATATTCAAACGGCGACGTTATTGGTTGCGCTTATAACGCAGACGCTAATACCGTGACTTGGTATAAGAACGGGACGCAGCAAGGCACCGCCATTTCTGTCAGCACTTCTTACGAATACGTTTTCGGCCTTGGCATTTTCAAGGGGCAATGGGACGCCAACTTCGGCCAACGCCCCTTCGCCTACACGGCCCCCAGCGGCTTCAAGGCGCTCAATACGGCTAATCTCCCGGCGCCATTAGTCACAAAGCCTTCGACGGTGATGGATGTTGCTTTGTACACCGGAAACAACACGGCTCGCAGTATTACTGGTCTCGGCTTTTCGCCAGATTTTGTGTGGATCAAAGGTCGATCTGGTGCCACTGATCACGCGCTTTACGACATTGTTCGTGGCGTGCAAACAGATCTTGTCAGCAATAGCACTGCCGCTGAGACCACACAAAGCACTGGTTTGACTGCGTTCAATAGCGACGGCTTCTCCATCGGCACGCTAGCCAAACTCAACACCAACTCAGCCACCTATGCGGGCTGGTGCTGGGACGCAGGCTCAACAACAGTCACGAACACACAAGGCTCCATCACTAGTCAGGTGCGGGCTAATGCCAGTGCGGGCTTTTCCGTGGTGGGTTGGAATTACCCAAGTGGCACGGGCGCTAGCACAATCGGTCACGGTCTTGGCGTAAAACCGGGAATGATCATTTTGAAGAACAGGGATAGCGCTGGTAATTGGATTATTTATCATTCGGCTATTGGAGCTACAAAGTGCTTCCGTTTTACAACTGCTGCTGCGTCTACTGAGTCCGATCCGTGGAATAACACTGAGCCGACATCAACTGTGTTTTCTATTGGTGCTGCTAGCTGGCACGGATCTGGAAACATTATTGCCTACTGCTTCGCCCCAGTGAATTCTTATAGCGCCTTCGGCAGTTACACCGGCAACGGCAGCGCGGATGGCAGCTTCGTGTACACCGGGTTTAGGCCGAGGTGGATCATGATTAAACGATCAGACGGCATAAGTCACTGGACACTGTGGGACACATCCCGAAATACTTACAATTATTCCGGGACAATACTTTTTGCTAATCTTTCCAATGCCGAAGAATCAGCCACTCCAACTGGCGGGCAACAAGTGATTGATATTTTGAGCAACGGCTTTAAGTGTCGTGATACCGGAGGTAGCGGACAAGTCAATGCATCTGGCGGCACATACGTCTGGGCAGCTTTTGCCGAATCGCCCTTCCAATACGCCCGCGCACGCTAAAGCTGCATCCGATGCTCCGCTTTTACTGCATTGATTTGCCCTCTTAGTGAACACGACTTCTATGGAGAACATATGTTTATTTTAAACGGACAACCGTTATCGCCGGATGTGGCATTTACCCACGATGGCATTCAATACCCTGCCAACTGGCTCCGTCTTTCGTCTCTTGAGGAACGTGCAGCTATTGGCATCACAGAGCAACCTGACCCTATTCCGGTAGATCAACGCTTCTACTGGGATACAGGAATCCCCAAGGATCACGCACAACTCGTTGATCAATGGGTATCTCAAGTCAAAGCAACTGCTGCTTCTCTTCTTCAAGGTACTGACTGGCTTGTTATTCGCAGTCAAGATCTCAGTTCCCAAAAGCCTATTCCCGATTGGGCGCTTGATGAACGCGGTATTATCCGTGCCAAGAGCGACGAAAAGGAAGCAGCTATCAGAGCTACAACGACCACTGATGAGCTTGCTGCTTATGTCACTGGTCAAACCTACAACAATTGGGAGTAAACCATGATCACTATTCTCGGTATTAAAGTGTCCTATGAGACGCTTGCTTTTTTCATCCTTTTCATTACATCTGAGTATTTGGGTGTAACGAAAAAGCGCCGTGCTAATAGCGTTACTCAAGCAATCTCCATGGCTGCTGCTTACTTCAGCAAGACTCGTACTGAAGACGATAAAATCCGTCGTATTCGTCGTGCCTTTAGGGGTAAATAAAGATGGTATTGCTGCAAGTTAAGCAGTATTACCCACAGACCGATAGTGCAACAGGGCATGGAGATCGGATGTGCTTTAGTTCTACATGTGCTATGGCCATCAAGTATCTTTGTCCTGATGCGCTTAAGGGTAGTAACGCAGATGATGATTATCTCCGTACTGTTTTGAAGTATGGGGACACAACTGAATATAAATCACACATCAAAGCTTGTCAGCAGTACGGTATCTTAGCTACCTTCTATCAAAAAGGCACTAAGCAGGCTTTGATTAATGAACTTAAAAATGGCTACCCAGTTGCTACTGGTATCCTACATAAAGGCCCAGCTACTGCTCCTAGGGGTGGTGGTCACTGGATGCTATTGATTGGTGACGATGGAGAACGTGGTGTTTTCCATGATCCATACGGTGAGATGGATAACGTTAACGGTGGCTATGTCACTATTGGTAGTAATGGTAGTAGTGTTCGTTATTCCTGGAAAAACTGGCTTAAACGTTGGGAAGTAGAAGGATCAGGCACTGGATGGTTCATGACTTTCAGACCTGTCAATACTCCGCAATCTATCGCTTCCGTTGCTAACACGTGGGAGGGGGTTATTACTGCCGCCTCTAAGGCAGGAGCTAAATTTCCTGAGGTAGTAGCTGCTCAATGGGCACTAGAAAGTGGATGGGGTAAACACACTAGTGGTACTAATAACTACTTTGGACTTAAGGGGTCTGGCACTGACCATGAGACTAAAGAGTTCATTGACGGTAAATGGATCACTATTACCGCTGGATTTATTAACTTCCCTGACTTGCAATCGTGTGTGTCTTATTTGGTTCAGCGTTGGTACAAGGATTATAAAAATTATAAAGGTGTTAACCGAGCAACATCCATTGAGGAGTGTTGTCAACTTTTAGTTAAGGAGGGATACGCCACTGATCCTAACTATAGTTCTAAACTTGTAAACATTATTAACGATAAGCGATGATTGAGGCGGTCATTACAGGTGTTGCTTCCTTGGTGATTGGTATTGGTGGCGGTATTGCAGCAATCAACAGTCGATCTAATGAACGCATGGACCAATTGGATAAACGTATTGATGCTATTGAACTACGGTTTGCTGAGAAGTACGTACCTCGCCAAGAGTTAGCTAACGCTTTACAGAAGATGGAGGATCATATGATCCGCATCGAAAATAAATTAGATCAAATTGTATTGAGAAATGGCTAATAAAAAAGCAACGGAGGATCAGTTTAACGAACTGCATAATCTTGTTACTAATGAGTTTCTGTCTCGCATTAAATCAGGTGAAGCTTCTACTGCTGATCTTAAAGCGGCTTGTGATTGGCTATCTAAAAATGATATCTCTGGGGTTGCTTATGAGGGTAACCCCCTTGATAAACTAGCTACCATCATGCCTAAGGTAGATCCTGAGCTTATTCAAAAGAGGTTGTATGGCAAGTCGCACATCTAAATACTATAAAGCCAATCCTGAGGCTAAGGCTAAACGGCTAAAGCAACAGGCTAAGTACAATAAGACAAAAGAGGGTCTTAAGATCCGTACTAATGCAAATAAACTAAACCGTAAGCTTGGTACATATGGTAATGGGGATGGAATGGATGCTTCTCATACTGGACCCAATAAAGGAAAATTAGAGTCACCTAAAGCTAACCGTACACGCCCACGTAAGGGTAAGAAGTATGGATAACTCCTTGATTCGGTAATATGACTCCACTACTGCCTAGTCCTGATCACTACCTCCATAACCTAATAACGATGACAAGCTCTGAAGCAAAAAGGCTACACCGTCGTGCAATTAAAGAATACTTCAATTGTCAATGTGTTTATTGCGGAGAAACTTATGAATTACATGAACTTACACTTGACCACGTTCGCCCTAAGTGTCTTGGTGGCGAAGACCTTACTTCAAATTTGGTACCCAGCTGTAGGCAATGTAATCAGGCTAAAGGCAGTAGAAATTGGTTGCAATGGATGAGGGACACATTTGGCCCTACCCATAGAGAAACACTTATCCTATCGCACATTAATTAATTATGGCAAATACAAAAAGAAGGCCCTATATGAATGAGCCTGATTATGGTAATGCTGAGCCGATGAATATCTCTCGTATGGCTCGTAATTATGGTACTACCGATAATCCTAATAAAGACGGTAAGCTTGCTGCTGTTGATGCCCAAGTAAAGAAAGGACAAGAACGTGGTAGTCAATCCTCTAAGGATATCCAAGAGCAGTCTAAAGCTGACACACTACAGCGCCTCAAGAAAATGAAAGAGGAGCGTGAAAAGAAAGATCAGGCACGTAAACGTGGTGCTGGACGTGAAGACATGATGAGTCGTAAGCGTCAACAAGATATTATGCAACGCGAAGAGGAGAAGAAAAAGAAGGCGCAAGGAATGGG